AGGATTTGAAGTACGAGATCAACTTATGTGGTTGTATGGTTCAGGATTTCCAAAGAGTATGAATATCGGAAAAGGTTGGGGAACTGCACTCAAACCAGCACACGAACCTGTTGTTATGGCGAGGAAACCAGTTGAAGGAACTGTCGCAGATAATGTTTTGAAACATGGAACAGGTGGTATCAATATTGATGATTGTAGAATAGATTTATCTGAAGGTGATGATCCAAGATTGGGCGGTAAAGGAACTTGGAAAACTGATAAGATGGCAAAAGATGTTTATGTTGGTGGATATGCAGGAGAAGATCAAGGATCAAGTGAGTTGGGTAGATTTCCAGCAAATGTGATGCACGATGGTTTAGAACAAGAGTGGGCACGATTCTTCTATTGTCCAAAAGTTTCTAGAAATGAAAGGAACGGGGGATTGGAAAATATGGAAGAAAAGATACACAATACAGAAGATTGTACTAATTTACCATCTATAAGAACTAATAGTGTAAATACTTCTAGTGGGAAACAAAGAACAGTCAATCCTACCAAAAATAATCATCCAACAGTCAAACCGATTGAGTTGATGAAATACCTTTGTCGCCTTGTAACTCCAAAAGGTGGAATTGTTCTTGATCCATTTATGGGTTCAGGTTCTACTGGAATGGCTGCGAAGGATGAAGGATTTGATTTTGTGGGAATTGAACGGGAGAAGGAATATTTTGAGATTGCAGAAGCACGTATCAATGCTTCTTCACCTTTATTGGATTTTTTTGAATAAACACTTGACTTTTTCATCAAAACCGTGGTATAATATAACTGAACAATGAGTAATAACCTTAATGAGAGAGAATATGTTTGAGTTCAGAGCGGGTAGAAAACGAGTCGTAAAAACAGTTGAAACTGTAGATGAAGCTAACAAATTGATGAGAGCAATGATTGCGATTCGCAATAACGATTCCCTTTGGGAAAATATTAATGTGAAAACTGGACATCTCCGTGCAGTTGATGAATTGGAAAAGTTAGTCGGCACTATCTTTGATGTGTTTGATACTATGTCCATTTATGTAAATGGTAAATCTGTAAGGAAAATTTGGGCGAGGGGTTTCTAATGAGAGACTTTAGTATTGTAGAAACTGCTTCTAGGGCAGAAATGAAAGAAATTTTATTTTATGTTTTGAAGTGGTTTAAGAAAAAAACACTTGGTAATCCATTTAATTATAATCGAGCATTTGAGTGGTTACAGGCTGAAATTCTTGGTTTTGAATTAGAGAAAGTAGGTGGTGGTTCTGATGGAAAAGATAAAGATGGTGTAACAGCGGAGTTTAAAGCTTCTGCTTGGAAAGGTCTTGGCGCGAAGGGTCAAGAATTGACAAACTCTTTTACATACAATGGAACAAGTCGATATGAAGATTGGAATGAACAAGAAGATTATTGTCTGAAAAAGATTTTTCGTGATCCTTTTCATTTTTGGTCTATCATCAATTATGAGGAAGGGAAATTCGTAAAAACATTTAAAGTTCCTGCAGAAACAGTTTGTAATTTACTTATGCCTAAATGGACAAATAGTTGGAAAAATCCTAGTAAAAAAGATCCGAGAATAGGTGGTTCAGTTTCAACTAAAGATTTAGCAGGAGAAAATTTTGAAATCATCAATCACTAAACAAACAGATTTAGAATTACTTTCTACGATTAAAAATAATTCTGTTGATCTGGTTCTTACAGATCCACCGTATATTATCTCTAGAAAATCTGGGATGCAATCCTATAAAAATAGTTTAGAGAAGGGTGGAAAGGTAGATGAAAAATTTGGAAAGAAATATGCTATAACTACTGAATTTGGTGAGTGGGATAATTCTTACACTATAGATGATTTAGAAAAAGCGATAAATGAATTTTATAGAATACTAAAATCTGGTGGTTCATGTATTATATTTTTTGATATATGGAAAATAGAAACTCTGTCAAAGTTGTTAAGTAAATTTTCCAAACATAGATTTATTGAATGGGTTAAATCAAATCCAATGCCAGTCAATCAATATGCAACATATCTATCAAATGCAAGAGAGATAGCTATTAGTTGTGTAAAAGGTGGTAAGGCAACATTTAACAGTAAATATGATAATGGAATTTATGATTATCCAATATATGGCGGAAAAGATAGATTTCATCCTACTCAAAAATCTTTACCGATGTTTGAGGAATTAATTAAAAAACATTCTAATGAAGGAGATACAGTAGTTGATCCTTATGCCGGAAGTGGTACTACTGCGGTAGCCGCTATAAACACAAATAGAAATTATTTGTGCTGTGAACCCTCTGATGAATATTTTGAGAAGGGGAAAAAAAGATGTGAAGATGCAAAAGCATAAATAATTTTATGGAATTACAGCAGTTTAAAGAAGTTAGTCAATTATTCATGGATTATGATGGAGAAGTTCAGATTAATCCATTTGCAAAGGTTCATTGGGGTACTGTTCAAGAGAATCACCTCAATGGAAAACTGTTTGTTGACAATGATAAAAACTATGGTATAATAGGTAGTGAGGCTAAAACAAGTAGAGAAGTAAAAGATTTTTCTAATCAAGTTGTTGGTCAAATTAAAGTAGGAGATATCTGTATCAAGAGATTTTTCTACAAAGAAGGATATAGAGAAAATGTAGTAAATCATATTTCGAAAATGAGAGAATCAACATTCGGAGATCGTGATTTATGGTTTACTCATATTAATATGGAACATGAAGGAGATAAAGCGGTTGCTAAAGAATTTAATGCAACTTGGTTATCTTCAAGAATAGACGCGGTAGCAGCAGAAGTTAGAGGAGTATATTATTCTGGAGAACAAAAACAAATAGGATTAGGAAAACATGAAAATATTCCTTGTTGTAGATTAGATTATCCATATATTGAAGGATTAGATGAATTTTCAGAAGAATTAGATGAATACGTGAAAGATGGATGGGGAATAGCAGATCATCAAAAATCTTATGGTGGTAAAGATAAAACGTGGACATCTATCGAAATAATACCATTAATAGTTACTTATGGTACTAAAAAAGCAAAACAAGGTCTTAGGGGCGATTTAAACGAAGAATATATTAAGAGATTTCCTATTATTGAGAATATTATCAATCAGATAACCACTTTTGATGACTGTTTGTGGTTAGCAGTTGCTAAAGTATCTCCAAAAGGTGGTAATATATCAAGACATAGTGATAAAGGTATCGACAAAATGAATGCCGGAATACAGATTGGTAAAACGGCAAGAATACATTATGTGATGAAATCTAATCCTGAAACATATTTTCAATTACAAGACCTTCAGGGAAAGACTCATAAATATTCTATGAAACAAGGTGAATATTGGTATATGGATAAGAGAAAACCCCACTCCGTATACAATAAAGGTGATACATTTAGGTATCACATGATTTTTGATATGAAAGTAACACAAGATTTATGGGACCATTTGATTTTATAAAAGCAATCAATACACATAAAAATATCATGAAAGATGGTGATCCATTGGCTGAAAAGGATTATATACCTTTTCTTATCAATCGTGGTTTATCGTTTTTTCAAGATACTGTTATACAAGTCAATGAAATGAATAGGTTACATTTTATTGACCACAAGCTCCAATTCGATTATTTGCTAAATAACATTAGACCAAGAAAGAGATGGTCTAAGTGGTTGAAACCAGACAAAATTGATAATCTAGAACTAGTCAAAGAGTATTTTGGTTTCGGTAATGAAAAAGCAAAGGATGCTCTTGAAATCCTTTCTAGTGAGGATATCGAAGAGATTAAGAGAAAACTTGCAAAAGGTGGAATGGAGAAAAATAATGACAGTAAACATAGATGAGATGGTGGAATGTACATTAACAGAACCTGATGATTTTTTAAAAATTAGAGAGACATTGACTAGAATTGGAGTAGCATCCAGAAAAGATAAAACTCTGTATCAATCATGTCATATATTACATAAACAAGGAAGATATTTTATTGTACACTTTAAAGAATTATTTGCACTTGATGGTAAACCAACCAATTTTTCAGAAAATGATCAAGCGAGAAGAAACACAATAGCAAACTTATTAGCAGAATGGGGATTAATTAAATTAGTAAATCCTGATCAATCTTCTGCATTAGTTGTCCCGTTAAATCAATTAAAAATTCTAGCATATAAAGAAAAAGATGAATGGGCATTAACCGCAAAATACAATATTGGAAGTAAGAAAGTAAATTATGAGTACGGCGAAGAAGAAGGTGGTAACTAAAACAGAGTCATCACCAACAACCAATACAAGTACATCTTTAAAATTTTACAGATTGAACGAACAAGCCATATTACCAACATTTGCAACAAAACAATCAGCTTGTTTTGATTTATATGCAAATTTGATAAATGGTGAGGAAGTTCAGTATTATCAGGCAATAGCTACTAAAGTACTACCCAGAAAAGTTTCATTTGATATAAATAGTAATAGATCATTTATACCAATCAATAATGAAGAAAGAATGTTGATCCCTCTAGGGCTTATCGCAGATATACCAGAGGGATTTTCTGTTAGATTACATTCGAGATCTGGTATGGCATTTAAACAGGGAGTTTATCTTACAAATTGTGAAGGGATTATCGATAGTGATTATGTTGATCCAATGTTCGCAATGATTACGAATATGAGTAATGTACCCGTAAAGATTTATGATGGAGACAGGATATGCCAAGGAGAACTAGTTCGATGTGAAAAATATACATTGGATGAGTCTGATGAAGCACCAACTCAAAAAACAGATAGAGAAGGTGGATTTGGTTCAACTGGTACGTAAATAACTACCAGTTAGTCTTTAACTTAATTTAACGGAGTTTATATGTTAGATAAAGCAGTCGGATGGATGCGCAGCCTTACCGAAGCCGGAATTGCATTAATCGCTCTTGGAGTGGTTTTACAAATAATCTGGCCAGGAGCCGCAGCGATTCCATTTATTGGAATAGACATTGTAGGAAACGTTCTTGCCCTAGTTGCAAAACTTGGTGGAGAAGGTCTTGTAGGTCTAGTTGCGTTATGGGTTCTTTGGGGCATCTATAGTAGAGGTCAGTAAAGGATCTTGACAAATCCAAATTCCATGATATAATAAACCTAAGTGAATTTTATATTATGGAAGTAGAACTGAAGGGGTACAAACTACTGTTTGGCCCCTTCTTTTAATTACAAATAATGATGAAAACAAAATTTAAGTTAGTAGTAAAAGACTCTGGTGAATATACAGCAGATTCGTTTAGTGAACTAATTTGGATAGTTATAAAACACAGATTTGGACACTTCTTCAAAGGAGAAGGGTTCATTGACTGAGGTTGTCCATAGTGGAAACCTCTTTTACACAACGATTGCTCAAGCGAAAGAGAATCGTTATTTTATTAACCTCGCTTTATAAGGAGGAATTATGGTACTTCGCGCAGCACACACCCCTTTAAATTTTGGTGATTTAGAAAAAGTTCTAGGATTTTCCGTAGGATTTGATTCAATGTTTGATCGTTGGGAATCGGTTTTTGATTTCAATACGGCGAACAATACAAATTATCCCCCATACAACATTCGGAGAGAAGGAGATGAAAAATATTTCATCGAACTTGCGATTGCTGGTCTAAATGAAGATGATTTGGAAGTTTCATTACAGAGTCAAGTTCTTAATATTCGTTCTAAGAAGGAATCGGATCAGGAACCAGAAGATAATTATGTACATCGTGGAATTGCTAAAAGGCAATTTGAAAGAGAATTTACATTATCTGATGACATTGTAGTTAAGGGTTGTGATTTAACGAATGGAATGTTAACCATTGAACTTGAAAGAATAATTCCAGAGGAAAAACGAGCACGTTTAATTCCTATTGGAAAAAATAAAGTCAAGTCGATTAACTAATTCGATGCGCCCATCAATACTTTTGTATTGGTGGGCTTTTTTGTTATCTAAATATTAGAAAAAAAGGAGAAAATATGTGTAATAACGAACATTGTCATTGTGAGGGTTGTACTTGTGATCCTTGTGAATGTTCAGCAGATGATCTGTGTGGATGTGAATAATTTTTGAAAGGTTATAATGCTTACAATATTAGGAAGTGTATTAGGATTTGCTACTTCTACTGTACCTACCATAATGGACTTCTTTAAAGAAAAAGAAGAGAAGAAAGCAAAACAAGAAGAATTTAAATTACAGATAGAAGCAAAAAAAGCAGGTGTAGATTTAGACATTAAATTGTTTGAAGCAAAAAAAGATTTTGATGAACAGAAAATGCTTCTTGAACATGATAAGGCATTAGGTCAACAAGGGGGTTTTATAAACTCGTTAAGAGCATTTGTAAGACCTTTTATAACTTATGTGTTTGTATTGACATTTATAGGTATTAAAGTAGTACTTGTATGGCAAGCAATACAAATAGATGCAGATTTAAATCAAACTATTGATATTGTGTGGGATGATGAAACTGAGGCTCTATTTGCAGCAATAATTAGTTTTTGGTTCGGTTCTCGCGCAATGCCAGCGAAAAAGACCAATAAGTGAGGAAATGAAATGGCAGGAAATATACAATTATCAAAGAACTTTTGGCTTAGTGAATTAATCAAGAGTTCTACTGCAGAAAGAAAGGGTATTGATAATACACCAGAGACAGAACATTTAGTTAATCTTACAGTAATAACACAACAAATTTTACAACCGGTCAGAGAACATTTCGGAGTAATCACAGTCAATTCTGGATATCGAGGACCAAAATTAAATGCGGCTATTGGTGGATCAAAAACCTCTCAGCACATGAATGGTGAGGCGGTAGATTTTGAGCAATTAGGTACTCCTAATCCAACAGTAGCAAAATGGATAACAGAAAATCTAGTATGGGATCAAATCATATTAGAGTTTTATAAAAAAGGTGAACCTAATTCGGGGTGGATACATTGTTCATACAAAAAAAATGGTCAGAATCGAAAGAAGATAACAACGGCTTTAGTACAAAATGGCAAAACAGTTTACAAAAACGGTTTCGTTATCTAATCGAAATTTATATTAAATCTTATCTACAAATACTGTTCACAATGGGCGCTTTCATGGGTCGTTCATGGGTTGACAAACACATAAAGATGTGTTATAATAAGTTAGATGAAATTGAGAGTGATTATGATAAAACAACACGTACAAACTGGTATCCATGAAATCACATAATGAACTTGCGAAGAGTGATATAAAAGTTGAAAATAATTTATTAGATGATGAATTATTTGAAGATTTAGTTTTCAGAATGACCAATACAGAGTTTCCCTGGTATTTTCTTCCTTATAATGATTATTCAGGTGAACATACAGGTTTAAATAATTATCAATTTGAACATTGGTTTTTCTTTTCTTCAATTTGGCAAGAATCTTCTGAATATATTGATATGTTACATCCTATAATAGAACATATAGATCCAGTAGCATTCTGGCGAATAAAAGCAAACTTATTAACTTACACACCAGAAATTCAAACAAATAATTATCATATCGATATTGGTAATCTCAGAGATAATGAAGAAAAATTAGAACAATGGACAACTTCTATTTATTATTTAAATTCCAATAATGGTTATACCGAATTTGAAGATGGAACAAGAATTGAAAGTGTCGGTAATAGAATAATAACATTTCCTGCACATTTAAAACATCGCGGAACAACATGTTCAGATGCAAAAATACGGGTTGTCATAAATTTTGATTATTTACATGCCCGAAAAACAAATGTCTAAATTTTATACAAATGTAGTATGTCTTGGTAATTATATTTTTGAAAGAGGAATTGAAAACGGACTGCCTTTTGAAGAACGACATGAATTTAAGCCAACCTTATATATTCCTACCACAACTAAAACTGATTGGCGAACACTTGAAGATGAGCCGGTAGCACCTGTCCAATGGGGGTCTATTAAAGAAACCCGCGAATCAGTAAAAAAGTATGAAGGCGTAGATAATATGAAAATCTACGGCCATACAAATTATAATTATTCTTTTATTGCTGAAACATATTCTGAAAATATCGATTACAATTTAGAACATCTAAAAATGATGTTCCTTGATATTGAAGTTGGTTCTGAACAAGGTTTTCCTAATCCTGAAAGTGCAACAGAAGAAGTCATCGCAATTACAACAAAGATGGGTGATGATATTCAAGTTTGGGGTTGTTCTGAATTTAAGAATGGTCAAGAGAACATCACATATAATAGATGTTTTGATGAACGACAATTATTAGAAGAGTTTGTCATGTATTGGCAAAAGAATTGTCCCCATGTAATTTCTGGTTGGAACACAAAAACATTTGATACTCCATATTTGATTAATAGAATTCGTAATATCTTAAATGAAACATGGGTCAAGAAACTCTCGCCGTGGGGATTTGTTAAAGAACAAAAAATCTTTGGTATGGGTGGTCGTGAGGTTCAAACTTATGAAATATATGGTGTGTCAGAAATAGATTATTTAGATGCCTACAAGAAATTTACTTATACTAATCAAGAGTCATATAGATTAGATCACATTGCTTATGTAGAATTGGGTCAAACCAAACTTGACTTTTCTGAGGTAGCTACACTCCATGAATTGTACAAGAAAGATTTTCAAAAGTTTATTGAATACAATATTCAAGATACATTATTGGTCAGTCGCCTTGAAGATAAATTGAAACTTTTAGAATTGATTATTTCTCTGGCATATTTGTCAAAGTGTAATTTCACAGATGTATTTGCTCAGACAAGAATGTGGGATTGTATTATTTACAATCATCTCTTGAGGGAAAAAGTTGTAATTCCACAAAAACAAAAACATAGTAAAGGTGATATGTATGAAGGTGCTTATGTTAAAGCACCACAATGTGGAAGACATGAATGGATTGTGAGTTTTGATTTGAATAGTCTATATCCACATTTGATTATGCAATATAATATTTCTCCTGAAACTATTTTAGGATCGTGGAAAGATGAAATAGGAGTAGAGGGTTTAATCGATAAGGAATTTGATACAGCAGTTTGGAAACAAAAAGATATTACAGTTACACCGAATGGGTCTGTTTATCGTAGAGATAAGCAAGGGTTTCTTCCCCAGTTAATGGAAAGTATGTACAATGATAGGGTGAAGTATAAAAAGAAAATGATTGAGGAACAGAAAAAGGGAAGAAACTCCGATCCAAATAAACTTTCACAATATTACAACTATCAACAAAATTTAAAGATTGCATTAAACTCTGCCTATGGAGCAATGGGTAATCAATGGTTTCGTTATTATGATGAGCGTAATGCAGAAGCAGTTACTGCAGCAGGTCAGTTATCAATTCAATGGGCTGAGAATGCAGTAAACAATTATTTAAACAAAACATTAGGTACACAAGATGTTGACTATATTGTTGCTATGGATACTGATTCTTTATATGTTCGTCTTGATGATCTTGTTTCTAGAATTGGTCTTACCGATAAAGAAAAAATCATTGGATTCTTGGACAAGGCCTGTGGAAGAATCGAAGAAGTAATTGAGAAATGTTATACTGAATTAGCAGAATATATGAACGCCTATCAACAAAAGATGGTTATGAAACGTGAGGTCATTGCTGATACTGGAATTTGGACAGCAAAGAAACATTATATTCTGAACGTTCACGATTCTGAGGGTGTTCGATACGAAGAACCAAAACTAAAGATTGTTGGTATTGAAGCAATTAAAAGTTCTACTCCGGAAGCATGTAGAGATTCATTGAGAGAGATTTTCAATATTATTCTATCGGGAACAGAAGATGATGTGATTAGTTATATTGAGAAATTTAAAGAAAAGTTTTTTGGTTTGAATATGGAAGATGTAGCATTTCCAAGATCAGTTAATGGACTAAAAAAATATAAAGATTCAGCAACGATTTATAAAAAGTCTACTCCAATTCATGTTAAGGGAAGTTTAATTTATAATCACATGTTGAGGACTAAGAAATTAACTAGAAGATATCCTGTTATACAAGAGGGTGAAAAGGTTAAGTTCACTTATCTCAAAGATCCAAATCCAGCAGGTGATAAAGTAATTTCTGTATTAAATAGTTTACCAAAAGAATTTGAATTAGAGAAATATATAGATTATGATACCCAATTTGAGAAAGCATTTATCGAACCATTAAAAGGTGTATTAGATGTAATTGGGTGGGAAACAGAGAGAAAGTCAAGTCTTGACAATTTTTTTATATAGTGTATAATAGGGGGTATACATGGCAGGAAGTGTAATGGTAAGATATGCAAAGAAGACTACAAAACAATTAAGAAAAGAAAATTCAGGGTCACATGCTCAAATGTCAAAACAATTAAATTATTCAATAGATATAGATCCAGATTCAATTAGTTATATGACTTTTGAAACTCAATCAGAAGCAAAGGCTTTTGCACAAAGAATGCAAGAAGATGGAAACCATATAATTGAGATAAAAGATGATTACAGATGATTTTGGTGGTTGGCTCACAGAAGATTTGCTACTTTTATTATCAGATTTAAAATTTCAAAGAGATCGTGTGGAAACATATTCTGAACGAGTAGATATAAATCAAGAAATTAGAGCAGTTAAAACAGAACTTAGATTAAGGAAAGATAATGAGTGATTATTTAGATAATTTAGTAAAAGTGACAGGTAATGAATTCGCAACAAAAGTTTCAGATGGGGTTGAAGCTGGTGATGTTACTGGTCATGTAGATACAGGAAGTTATATTTTAAATGCATTAGTTTCAGGAGACATTTATGGAGGAATCCCATCAAACAAAATTACAGCTCTGGCAGGAGAAACTGCAACGGGTAAAACATTTTTCGCTCTTGGTATGGTCAAACAGTTTCTTTCAGATAATCCTAGCGGCGGCGTTTTGTATTTTGAGTCTGAGTCTGCACTCACTAAAGACATGATTGAGAGTAGGGGAATCGATTCAAAACGAATGATAATTCTCCCCGTAACTACTATACAAGAATTTACTCACCAAGCAGTTAAAATAGTAGAAAATCATACAGAAGATAAACCGATAATGATGTGTCTCGATTCACTTGGAATGTTATCGACAACAAAAGAAGTCGGTGATATTTCAGAAGGTAAAGAGACTAAAGATATGACAAGAGCACAACTTGTCAAAGGATGTTTCAGAGTTTTAACATTGAAATTGGGTAAAGCAGGAATACCATTACTAGTTACCAATCACACATACAAACAAGTCGGTACAATGTTTCCAACTGATGTAATGGGAGGTGGTTCTGGTTTACAATATGCAGCATCTACAATTATTTTTCTCTCTAAACGAAAAGAAAAAGAAGGTACAGATGTTGTCGGTAATGTAATACATTGTAAGAACTATAAGTCAAGATTAACAAAAGAAAATAAAAGAGTTGATGTTCTTTTAAGATATGATCAAGGATTAAATAGATATTATGGACTACTTGAATTGGCGGAAAAATATGATATAATAAAGAAAGTATCTACAAGATATGAAATGCCTGATGGTACAAAAGTATTTGGTAAACAAATATTAAGTGAACCAGAAAAATATTTTGATGATAAGATCATGAGTGCATTAAACGAAGTCGCACATAAAGAATTTTTATATGGTGGCTTTGATGAAAGTGAGGTCGAAGATGATGTATAAGGAATGTACAAACCCGAATGATCCAGATGATAAATCATTATGCATAATGGTAATGGATGATTCACCATTTGATGGTGCAATAGTTAGATATACATCTTTTAAATTAGTAGAACAAGAATTAACCGGAAATGATATTGCCTGTCAATATGAATATGAATTTGAGGTGCCTCCACATGATTTAGGCCACGAAATTTCTGATGATGAAGGAGCATCATTTGAAAAACGATTAGGTGAATGGGTAATAGAAATTATACAACGACAAATGGAAAAACATGCAGCAGAGGATAGAGACCTTAATACTTAAGAATTTAATACACAATGATGAATATGCTAGGAAAGTATTACCATTCCTAAATAAAGATTATTTTGAAGAGCATACGGATAAATTATTATATGAACAAGTTGATACGTTTATTACCAAATATAATAATTTACCCACCAAAGAGGCATTAGTTATTGAATTAGAAAATTCAACATTGAATGATTCAGAATTTGATAATGTAACAGCACTCTTAACTCATGTAGAAGGAGAAAATACTGATGAAAAACCAGATATTCAATGGTTATTGGAAACAACAGAAAGGTTTTGTCAGGATAAAGCAATCTATAACGCAGTTGTCAAATCAATTAAAATATTAGATGAACCAGAAAAAACCAAAGATGACAAGGGTGCTATTCCTGAGCTCCTTACCGATGCTCTTTCTGTTAGCTTTGATCCTCATATCGGCCACGATTATTTTTTGGATTCTGATGATCGTTATCTTTTTTATCATAGGGTTGAAAAGAAGATTCCTTTTGATCTTGAATACTTTAATAAGATTACTCAAGGGGGGTTATCTACAAAAACACTAAATGTCGCACTTGCAGGAACCGGAGTTGGTAAGTCTTTATTTATGTGTCACCAAGCTTCAAGTAGTTTGTCACAAGGACATGATGTATTGTATATTACATTAGAAATGTCTGAAGAACGAATAGCCGAAAGAATAGATGCAAACTTATTGAATATTGCATTAAATGATTTAGTTAGTTTACCTAAAACTATGTATGAAAAGAAAATAGAAGAATTAAAAAAGACTATTAAAGGTAGATTAATTATTAAAGAATATCCTACAGCCGCAGCTGGATCAAATCATTTTAGAACATTATTGAATGAATTAAATCTTAAAAGAAATTTTACTCCAGATATTATTTTTATCGATTATCTTAATATTTGTTCTTCTTCACGTATAAAAGCAGGACAATATGTAAATTCTTATAGTTATATAAAAGCTATTGCTGAAGAACTTAGAGGATTGGCAGTAGAGTTTGATGTTCCTATTTTATCGGCCACTCAAACTAATAGACAAGGATTTCAAAATACAGATGTAGGTCTTGAAGATACTAGTGAAAGTTTTGGACTTCCTGCAACAGCAGATTTTATGTTCGCAATTATTAGTAATGAAAACTTAGAAGAAGCCGGACAAATTTTAATCAAACAATTAAAGAATCGATATAGTGATCCTACCTCAAATAAGAAGTTTGTAGTAGGAGTAGATAGAGCAAAGATGAGACTTTCTGATTTGGGTGAAGAATCACAAAAGGGATTAGTCGATACTGGAAAAGCAGAAGAAAAAGAAGACATTCCATTATTTGACGCATCTACTGGTGGCAGAATGAAAAATAAAAAAGATTTCGGGGAGTTTCAATTTTGAGTGATGATAAAGTTGTAAATTTAGAAGAATTTAGAAAAGAAAGAAACAAAGGCACCCCAATATCCACCCTCAAGGCATTTGTGCCTGATCAATACTACATTTACCCAGATATGGGTATAATGATCCACGTATTGTTTATTACAGATCAAAGTCATCATTATGATGAGGCGGTTTACGTAATGGAAGACCAATATGGCAATTTTTTTGCTGATATTGTCGAGGAAGACACTTGTGAAGGCTGGCATTTACTTCATGAAGATGTTTTTACAAAAGCCGTTGAAGATCAGAGACCTCCAGAGCCACCCGGACCAAAAGTAGGATGAACTGGTATTATAAATATATCAGTAAACTTTATTCTAATTTTAGGAGAAATTGATGAAATCTTTTAAGAATCATATCAATGAAGCAAGAATATTCATGGATAAATATGTTTCGGGTGATCCATTTACATTAAATCACAGGACTCCTAATTCTATTCATAAATTATTATTTGGTATAGGTTATACACCCGGAACAGTATTTACTAAATCTAATGAAGAACCTTCAATTGAAGTTGGTGAAGGTAATACTGTTGTAACTCTAGAAGATGAAAAAGGTAAGATTATAAGAGTTTCCGGCACCAAAGCCTCATTCAATGGTGCATTTAACAAAGGAGATGGTAAAGGTGGCGGTACAATGCAAGCCGCTGATTGGGAAGAAGTTATTACAATTGCTCACAATATGAGTCTCGATAGTCAAACAACTATTGATGAAGCCGCAGAAGCTGGACAAATTAAATTACCTGTCAAACCCAAAATACTATCTAAAATAAATGGTAAAGTTCCTCACGGAAAAAATATTGTAGATAAAGTAAAATTACCAAGAAAAACAATGATA